GCATGGAATACAAATTCCTTGACGTGTGCGAAGTTAAAATAGACGATAAACCAGGATCTTTCTCTGGTTATTTGTCCACGTTTAACAATGTTGATCGCGTTAAGGATATTGTAAAGCCTGGCGCTTTTGATCGTTCGCTAAAAGAGCATGAATCTGCTGGCACCAAGCCAAGCCTGCTTTGGATGCATGACGATAAGGAACCGATTGGCGAATGGCAAGAAATGAAGCCGGATAGTCGCGGCCTGAAAGTGAAAGGGCAATTGTGGGTAGGCCAAGGCATACCCAACGCCGACAAAGCGCACATGGTTCTGAAATCCAATCAGAAAAAAGGTTTATCAATTGGTTATAGCACTAAAAACTATAGTATAGATTCAAAATCTGGCGTTCGTAATTTAGAAGACGTTGATTTACACGAAGGGTCAATCGTTGGCCACTGCGCCGCTAATCCTAAAGCGAATGTTTTAGCAGTAAAAGCCATGGGAATTGAGGCGATGGTAGCACAGGCGCTCGAAGAAATCTTAGGCGAAGTGTTACACAAATCGAATTTTGCAGAAAAAATTTGCATCATGGAACTTATACAAAAGAAAAAACTTCCCGATGGCCTTGGCGACGTGTCGTCGTTTTTGCGCCACCTGGGTGTAAAGTAAGAAAAACCGGGATGACCGGGAAGGGTTATATTATGACTGACGCAGTCAAATCTGTTGGCGAGGAAATCAAACAAGCGTTTGATGACTTCAAAAAGACCAACGCACAATTGCTTGAAGCCAAAGCCAGCGGCAAAGCCGTGGGCGAAATCGAAGCCAAGATGGCCAAGATTAACGAAACGATGGACAAACTTGACGTTGCACAAAAGCAACTTGAGTCTGCCGTCAAGCGCATTGGCATGACTGGCACCGAACAAAAAGCAAACGCTTCGCTTGCTGAAAAGAAAGCGTTCCGCCATTTCATGCGCAAAGGTATTGAAGGCGATCCTGCTGCTGGAGTTACAATTGTCGGCAGTGAAGAGTTGAAAGCCCTTTCGGTTAATGATGACACCGCCGGTGGTTACTTAGTGCAAGCTGATGTAACTGGCCGTATCGTTAAGCGGATATTTGAAACCTCGCCCATTCGCCAATACGCAAATGTCCAAACGATCAATACCGATGCGCTGGAAGGCTTACTGGATACCGACGAAGCGAGTTACGGCTGGGTCGGTGAAACTGGCGTTCGCAGTCAGACCAATACTCCCAAACTTGGAAAATGGCGCATTCCGACCTTTGAAGTTTATGCTATGCCTGCTGCTACCCAAAAGTTGCTTGATGACATTAGTTTCGACATCGAAGGCTGGCTTAGCGACAAGATTGCCGACAAGATTGCCCGAGCCGAAAACGCCGCTTTCGTCAATGGTGACGGAGTAAGCTCACCCCGTGGCTTCCTCACTATTCCAACTGTTGCTGAAAATGCAAGTTTGAACTATTCCAGTTTGAAAGAAATTGGCTATATCAAAACTGGTGTTACTGGCGCTTTCCCAGCCGTTCCTACCCTGTCGGCCCCGACCGCAATGGCAAATCCATTGTTCGACCTGATCTTCTCACTGAAGAGCCAGTATCGGGAAATGCCAGGCACTGCTTTTGCCATGCACCGTACTACTTTCGGAGCATGCCGCAAGTTACAAGATGCGATGGGCAATTACTTGTGGCAGCCAGGTCTTGCCGGCCAACCCAGTACTTTGATGGGCTATCCGGTTGCCGAGTTTAACGACATGCCTCAGATCGCTACGGGCACCGCTTCATATAGTATTGCCTTTGCCAACTGGAAAGAAGCCTATCAGATCGTTGATCGTCAAGGCGTCAAGATTCTTCGCGATCCATTCACTGCCAAGCCCTACATTCTGTTCTACAGTGTGAAGCGCACCGGCGGCGATGTGATCAACTGCGAAGCCATCAAACTGTTAAACTTCTCGGCCTGATATTAAAACAAAGCCACCCCGTAAGGGGTGGTAATGTTTCAACTATAACAAACAAACACACAAAGGGCAACCCATGCCAAATCGTGAAGAAATCAACGTGTGCGCGGAAACTTTAGCCTTGGCTACTCAGTCAGGCGCTACGACTGCGCAGACCTCTGCTGCCCTTGACGTTCAAGGGTACGACACCGCTCATTTTGGTATTGCAATAGGCACTACCATTGGCTCTGCCGTGGCTTATAAGATCACCGAATGCGACACGAGCGGCGGTAGTTATACTGACGTTGCCGCCGCGCAAATGGTTGGCGCCGGCCTGACCGCCGCTGCAAATAGTACCATCCGCGTGGCTTACGTTGGCACGAAGCGCTATATCAAATGCGTTGTCACCCCGACTGGAGCAACTGATATAACCATCACCGCACATCGCGGTATGCCTTCAACAATGCCACCGGCCAATCCCGCCGTCTGATCTATAACTTTTAGTTAAAGGAAACACCATGCCCAACCGCGAACAGATTCACTTGCAAGCGACCAAGATGCTTCTCCCGCATTCAACTGGCGCGGTTGCGGCAACTTTAACCACTGCGTTGACTGGCGCGAACAATGATATTGTTTTGACTGCCATCACGCGTGGGCTGAACGGGAATGGTTATAGTTTAACTTTAGTAGATCCAGGCGGTAACAGCCAAGCGCTTGCCGTTACTTTAACAGCAAACGATATCAGCGCATCGCTTGCCACAGGCGTTGCTGGCGCGATTACAACCACAGCAGCCCAATTGCTCGCCGCTATTGCTGCGTCAGCCGCTGGTGGCATCGTGATGGGCGCGCTTGCTACTGGTAATGACGGCACAGGCATTGTTACAGCCTTGACCAAAACTGCCCTCACAGGCGGCGCATTGGCTGGCACTGCCTACACAGCCTCCCTTGACACTCAAGGGTATGATGCAGCATATTTCACTTTGTTTGCCGGGTCTTTATTCAATGCCCCGACAAGTGTTACAGTACAAGAATCAAGCGACAATGTAACTTTCACCGACGCTGCCACTGGCGCTGTTATTGGTCAGGGAGACATTGCGAATTGGGCTGCGTCAACGGCTGTGCGATTGGCATATGTTGGTTCGTTACGTTATACTCGTATCAAAATTGTTATCGCAAATCCGATCTCGTTTTCTGTAGCTGGCGTGCTGGGCGAAGCGTCTGTCAATTCTCCTGCAAATCCTTTCTGATTCTCTTAAGGTAGCACTATGGCAAACACAACTTTCAGCGTGTCCGCAGCCGGTGCCACTGCTGGGCAAGCATTGTCTGCCGCCTCTACTGGCGTGCATGTTACTGGCACGATCAATGGCAAATGGCAATTACAAATTGCCCCAAGTGATGCGAACTATCAGCCAGCGCATCCGCCGATTGATGGCAATTCTGTTACAGGCGGAGTGTTATACTTTGGAATAAACATACCGAATGGTTGGTATGTTCGCGTGTTGTCAATTCCTACATCTGGACTGACTCCAACATTTACTGTAACGATAGGCTAAGCCATGCGCGAAGCACTCTCCCCGAGTATGTCGGCGGCGATGCTCCCGGCAATGCTTGATCGTCAGGCAAAAGCAAGCGGCGGGTCGCCTGTGGTTACGGTGCCGTCGTCTTTGCAATTTAACGGTATCAATCAAGCGTTATTTTTGGCGTCAAACATAGCAATGGCGACGGCAACACCGCGAACTTTTGCCATGTGGGTAAAGCCCGGCACGCTTGTAAGTAACGCCTGCCTTTTTGGTAGCGGCGACACATCTTCTCGTATCTACGAAGGAACCTCGTCATATAACTATCAATTAAAATTTAATAACGCTAATCAAACCAATGGTACAAAAATTGGCAATCTTGTATCGGGAACTTGGACTCATTTAGTAATGCAAGGTTTGTCGAGTGGGTCGCAACATTATTCCTATTGTTATGTCAACGCAGTGGTAGGGCCTTACGGATACACAATAGGAACAGGAGTTGGCGGTATTCAGGCAATCGGCGGCGCCGGTGGCGACTCTGCTTCGCTATATCGCCCTGCTTCCATGAAAGGGTGCGAGGCAGGAATGTGGGACGGGCTTTTGACGCAGGCGGACATCACGGCGCTTTATAATGGCGGAACATTTGTTGATCCCTCCACGTTGACTTTATCAGTAGCGATGAGTCATTATTGGAAATGCGGTGTCGGTGATTCTTCTGGTACAATAAAAGACCGAATCGGATCGGCTGACTTTACTATGTCAAACATGGACTTCACCAACTTTGTCGCGGATCACCCATGAATCCAAACCTGCAAGAATATTATGTGGTACATACCTGCGTTTATCCAAGCATCCAATGCAGCGCGTGCAAGATTGGGATAAAGGGCAAGGCCCGTAGAAATTTAGATAACACACAAGGGATTGCCGTATTTAATGAACTTGCCTCAGCGCAGAAATGCGGAACAGTGATCAATACAAATACTGCTTTGACGTTATTACAAACCGCCGCTTGGACAGATCCAAACTCATGAACTAGACAATAGTTACAATTCATATTTGTTACTATTGTCTCGCTTTCATTGCTGCCCGTTTGTGGTGGCGGGACGCTCCTCGGTGATGGGGGCGGGACTTTTGAAAAGGAGATTTATATGTCGTCTTTGGGACCAATGGCACCGCTTGCGGGATGGACGGTTTGTCGTTCTGTATTCGCACGCCTAGAGGAAACCGGATTCCCTGCCACGACTTTAACTGTTGGGACCGGAAATGCTTCGCTGACGTATACCGCTTTGCAAAATGTTGGGTTTGGCAGTTATATTACTATCGCATACATTGATCCCAACGCAGCAAGCCAAGCGTTAGCAGTAACAGTATCAGGCTATGCAATTTCAATTTCTTTAGCCACTGGTAGCACCAAAGCAATCACCTCTACCGCTAACGACATCAAGGCGGCGATTGCTGCCTACGCGTCTACAAATGCGCTTGTCTCGGTTGCTCTTACAAACGGATCGAGCGGAACAGGTATTGTCTCGGCGTTTGCCGCAACACAATTGATCGGGTGGCCTGTCTTGCTGCCCATGGTCAAGCAACATCTTAGAATCACGCATAGCGCAGAGGACACTATACTTCAAGCGTATATCGTGGCCGCCACTAAGGTTATTGAAAACTATACTTCGCGACGCATCTTACCGCAAACATTGCGCCTTTGGCTTGACATGGTACCGGGCACAGGAAATGACATCCCTAACTGGGGGGCAGGCGTGCAATCCATGCCGGTGCGTTACGCCAACGTTGGAATGTTGCGCATGATAGAATTGCAAGGCCGTCCGGTTCAATCGTTTCAATCTTTCACTTATTATACTTTAGATAATGAATTACAGACCTATGATGCGGCCAATTACTTAGTGGACATGCACGATCCAGACATGGAAGCCCGCGTCGTGTTACAATATGGCGCAGTATGGCCGGTGAATTTGCGTGTGTCGCAAGCATTAGCTTTGAATTATACCGTAGGATATGCCACACCTCCGAGTGATATATGCGTTGCAATTATGATGATTGTTGCTGCGTTATACTCTAATCGCGGGGATGCAGCCGACAAGCCTTTAGATATATTGAAACTTCCTGCTGTTGCTGCGATCTTGGCTCCATACAGAAGTCTGCATGTTGGGACGTTTTGAACCATGAAAAACCGTACCGCAGAATGGTCCTCTGGTGATTTTAGAACGCCTGTGACTTTACAGATTGAAGTGGACACACCCGACACTGCGGGCGGTTATGTGCATACTTGGCGCACCATTGCTGAAGTTGTTTTCTGTAATGTTCAACAAAGCAATGGCACAGAAACTTATAGTGAAGCAATCGGCGGGCGCTTATTGTCGCAGCAATTATTTACTTTTACAACTTGGTGGCGTGCTGATATTGTTACAGTGGATCGCATTTTATGTAATGGGAATATCTGGAATGTTAGAAGTACTTATGATATTGATGGGCGCAATAAGTTTATTCAGTTTACTGCTGAGACCGGTGTCGAAGTATGAGTACGATGCATATTTCTGTTACTGGCGGAGATTTTGACGGATTCCGCAAAAAATTCGCAGTTATTGCGAACCAAGGTGCATTTTTTGGGGCTAATGAAATTCGGACAAACATAATTTTGTCGATGCAGGAGCCAAAGTCAGGACATATTTATAATGTACGCAAGAGAAAATACAACAAAAAAACAAAAACAGTGAAAACATTCAAAAGCATGAAGGCGCATCAAGCATCAGCTCCAGGGCAAGCCCCAGCTGTTGATACTGGACGACTAATTGCGTCAATAATGCCAGTAACAAAGCAAGAAACAGGACATGCAACAATTGCTGTCATGTGTAACTATGCAGAAGCATTGGATAAAGGCACCACAAGAATGCGGGCGAGACCATTCTCTGAACCTGCAATCAACAAGTCTCGCCCTGTTATAGTCGCATGGATTAAAAACAAAATAAAGGGCATGAAATGACACAGGTTTCAATGGTTACACTAATCACAGCAATTGCAACAAAAGCCAAGGCTTCTGTTGGATTGCTTGCTTTGGTTGGTGGTGATGCGACCAAAATTGCAAACTATTTGCCTCAAGACGCACAAGTGAGATGGGTGCGTTTTTCTATTCCTGAACTTCACGAAATGGACACAAAGAATTCAGACGGGTGGCGTGGCACGGTACAGTTTGACTTCTGGACGGACTACCGTGGTATTCTTGATAGTGCCACAGCAGTCGATGCTATTCGCGCCGAGGTTGCACTTGACCCCACAATTCTTGGGGAGCATGGTTTATATGTTCGTCATTCATCAGTATGCACAGGGATTGCTCCTGACGGTGTCACATACCATTCAACCGTTGTTTTTGATGTTATGAGCACGCTATGACAGACGCAAAAACAAACGGCTCACAAATGCAGGTGCAAATCTTTATTGATGGCACTTGGTTAACATTGGGCGAGACAAAAAGCGATGGTATAACTTTAACAAATGAGCAAGTTGACACGTCAAACAAAAGCGAAGCGCCTTGGAAGCAACTTAGCGCTTGTGGCGTTCGTTCTGTGGCATTTAATTGCTCTGGCGTTATTTCTGGCCTGACTACTGGCGCATTACAGGCTCTGCATTTTGGTGCAGTGATGGGGACCACGGTACACGCACGCCTGCAATCAGGTGATGGCGCTGGTGGCTTGCGGCAGCAATATGAAGGCGATTATCTTGTTGTCACTTTTGGACGGTCTGGCGAATACAATCAAGCCGAAATGTTTAACTTATCGCTGGATAGCGCATCTTTGATCGGTGGGTGTTTGTTGCCACCGATACAAATAACGCCATCAACAATATCAGGTAGTTATACTTTAGGGTCAACTTTAACGTGCGAACCTGGGCTTTGGTCAGGATGTGGAGCAATTGAATATATTTATCAATGGTATTTGCCAGGAAATCCAGATCCACAATATACTAGCAAAACTCATACAATAAATGCTGATGATGACGGTAAGGCATTGTATTGTATAGTTACCGCATCAAATGATGCTGGATCAACTACAGCGCCGCAAACTGCGATTGCAGGAAACCAGTTCTATTATGATTATGGTTTACATGGCGGTAATCTCAACGATAATGGCGTAAATTATTGGAATGGCGGAGAGAATCTTCCGGCTGGTACATATAAAATATCATATGTCTCCGGTGCGTTTTATCCTGTATCTTCGTCAGATAGAACAGTGTTCATTATCGACTGGAATGGATCATTAGGTAGCGCAAATACATTAGCCAGTCAAACTACAACAGCGCTACATTCCATTATTGGCAATTGGTTCCCAGCAAATACCCACCCAAATATAGCAACCTGTTCATTTGCCAGTGAATCATTGGCCGAAGCAGATAATGCCGGTCAATCGGTAACGTTTGTTTGGCCGGGCGCTGATGTTATGGGAATATCATTAATTCATGGCCAATTCCAGGGCACGCCCAATACCGCCGGGACCACAGTCGGCAATGTACCACAATATCGCTTAGAACGCATGGCATAAAGTTGCGAATTGTTGCATAACCATAACAATTGACCGAAAGCAACAAAATCATATCATCATGACTACACTTTAACAAATCAAACCCCTTTTAGAAAAGGAAACAATCATGTCAAAGTTTTGCGGTAAGGATTTTCTCGTTCAACGTGGTGATGGCACTGGCATTGCCGCTACCGTTTCCACCTCTCTCGGCGTTGCCAATGCTGATCTCACGTTCACGGCTCAGACCGTTGGCGCGGCGGGCAATAGTATAACTATTGCCTACGTCAAACCTGTGGGTAACAATTCTGTGCTTTCTGTTTCTGTAACTGGTAAAGCCATTACAGTCAACCTTGCAACTGATGGCACTGACACTATCACAAGCACCGCCGCGCAAGTTGCGGCTATTATCAACGGCACGCCGGCAAGCTCTGTGCTTGTTACTGCTGTGAATAAAGTCGGAAACACTGGTGTCGGAATCGTAATTGCATTGTCCGCCCTCAGTTTAACTTCTGGCGCTGATGATGTGTTCACAACGGTCGCAGCGATGAAATCAACTGGTTTGACGATAAACAATGAACAAGTTGACGTTACGACCAAGTCAGACATGCCATGGAAACAATTACTAGCTTGCGGAATTCGCAGTATGGCAATCAGTTTGGCTGGCGTTTTAACAAACAATCAGGCTAATGTGTCTCTTGAACAAGATGCTCTTGATTCAAGTCGTATGATTCGCAACTTCCGCTTGATCAGTGGCCGTGGCGATATTTATCAAGGCCCTTTCCAGATTGGATCATTTGCCCGCACCGGCGAATATAACCAAGCCGAGCAATACACTGCCGCTTTAGAATCTGCCGGCGCGATTGCTTACACTGCGCCCACGACTATTTCAGGCTGATAGTTTATTTTATTCACCACCATATTGCTGAGGAGCAACCATGGCCAACTTTCATAGAGGCGAACTAGAAATAGAACTTCAGGGGCCTAATGGCCCCGAGAAGTACACGCTGCGCCTTACCTTTAACGCTTTTTGTGAGATCGAAGAGCGCACAGGAAAGCCGATCTTTGATATTATTTATGCAATGTCGCAACGAAAAGTGCCAACATTATCAGACATGACTGCAATCGTTTGGGCAGGCATTCGTGGCGGATTTGAAGATCGTGGAAGTGACAAGCGTCAAGCTTTAAGTTTTGAAGGAACTGGCGAGCGCGTAATGCGAACTGGCGTGGCAAGTTTAATGGGTCCATTACTTATTTTCTTGCACAAAGGGCTTGCTACGGACGAACAGATTTCCGAGGCTGAGCAAAAGGCAAAAAAAGATCAGCCCTCGGTCGAAGCGAAGACAGCCTAGAGAAAATACCGTGGCAAGGACCGGGGGCGATGGCTTCGCGTTGTGTGTCATGGGCTATTTTAGAGTGGCACATTCAACCTAGCGAGGCGTGGTCAATGTCCTATCGTGAATGGTTACAAATAGCAAATGACCGCAATACTGCATTCGCTAAAGATTCGCAGCGCGTTGACTACGACTATGCAGATGATCTCGAATCGTTTGTAAGAGAAAACGGCTGGGACAAACTATGAGCGAAGAAGATGTGATAATAAATATAGAAGTAAATAACGATTCGGCAAACGCCGCTCTCGGTAAAACTCAGGAAAAAGTCAAAAATATAGGAACAGAAGCAGAACACAC